TCAACGTCAGTTGCGGCGAGAAGCTCAGTGGTAGCACCAGCAACACCAACCTCAACAGACAGGGTGGACGAACCGACGATGTCCACGGTGTTAATAAGGCCAACGAGGTCGATAGCTGCACCAGCAGGGAGAGTAAGCAATTTCTTGTTAAGGCCAGTTCCAACGGCTTGCAGCTCGCGAAAATCTAGTTTAACAATATGCGTAAAATCGCCAATAGATTCATTAACAGTAAGGATAGGCATATTAGTGGTTATTAGGGGTTATTAGGCGATTTGGGTGATTTTGCCGTGTGCGCCGGGATGCTTAACAAGCAAAGTAAGGGTTGTATCTACATAGCCTCGCTCGCCACCGCCAAAGTTAGGGAGACGTGTAGAACCAAGAGGAATTAATTCAGCAACCCCGTAATAATCGGGATTAATCAAATAACCAGTGTCCTTGTTGGTGGTATCAGGAGCACAATCGGGATTCATGTTAACAACAGAAACCAAACCGTGGTCGCTCTGATACATCTCAACCGAAAGCTTGATTGTCGAGTTACCCATGTCAGTGTTTACATTGCGCACGGTATAATCGGTCGAACCAGAGGTGCGGGCAAAATCGGTGATGCGACGACGCAGCGCGGTATCAGCAACCAGTGTCAGGTTATTGGTGGAGCCAGTAACGCGATAGATGGAGGTGATAAGGTCATTAAACACAGTCTCCGTAAACGCAGTAGAAGCGTAAATGGAAGCTGAAGGAGTGCGGTAGGCAGCAGGAACATCCGAGCCGGGTGCAGTATCAATCCACTTGCCAAGACCACGGAGGCCGTAAACAGTGCCCGCGCCATCTTCGATGGAACGGTCATTATTGGAGCAGAGCGTAGCTTCAATGTCGCGTTTAATCTCGCGCACGGCCTTGGCTTCAGCTTGGGCAATTTTAGCTGGGCCAACGCTATCAACGGCATTTTGCAGGTCGCTAACCATGAAGTCGCGGCGGAACTTCTGGACATAATTACCGAGTCGGGCACGACCACTAAACTTGTCAGTGAAGGTGGTTACATCAGCACCCTCAGCAACACCAGCGGTAGTAGGAGCTGCGAGCGAGTCAACAGTCCACTCAACAAAAGTAGCGGAAGCTTTGGATTTAGAAGCACTCGAAAGGACGGGAGTCTCTTCGGGAGCAAGAATAGTAAGAACGTCGAGCAATTGCTCTCGGTTGGAGACAGCGGAACCAGGATTGGTTGTGTCGTAGGTATCTGAAAAGGCCATTGTATTAGGTTATTAAGGGTTTTCTGACGTTAAGAGCGTTTAGATAATTGAAGGGCACGCATTGCTGCATAGTCACTAACACTGCCTGTTGAACTAAAGCGTTTGACGGTTTCTGAAATAGCTTTGCTGCTTCTCGCTTCTGGTTTTTCCGAAGAACCAGTTGAGCTAGTCGGGCTAGATGGGGGTGTAATCTTTGGTTTAGCGTCCGTAAGGGGAATGGATTTACGTCCATACATAGAGTTGGCTGCGTGAGCCAAAATGTAGGGAAGCTGGGGAGCAATGTCGGGATCGGCCTCCAAAAGCTTAGTTAGCCGCTTGTCGCCAAGCATAGCCTCATATTGCTTACGGGTGTCGTTATCCTCGCCATTGAGCCAGTCCAATTCCTTGCGGGCGTGTTCGTCGAAGGACTTTTTTAATTGAGACCGATTCTCACGCGCTTGCAACTCTTGGAGTTGGGCAGGCAAAAACTTGTCCTTAGCTTTACGGGCATTTTTGAGAGCAGCTTTAATATCTGCTTTCGTCATGTCCCTACCATCGACGGTTGTAACGATGTCATCGTGCGCAAGGTGGTCAGCCTGATCAAGTTTGTCCTCAGCCCATTCAATAACGTCTGTAACCTCGCTGGCTTTAGCCTGCAAAGACTCAACGGTATCTAAAGCGGCGTATGGATTCTTCTCAACCGACTTCACTTCAAGCGGAGACTCTTGATTGCGTTTATTCAGTTCGGACTGAAGTGCGGCAATTTGCTCCTCTGCTTGTTTGCGTTTTGCTGTGAGTTCACCGAAGCGAGCTACGGCACGGGAGCCTAGCTTGTCCGATAATTCGCGCAATTCCACATCTGACATCTCACCAAGATCAAACTTAGAAAGAACGTCTTTTTCCTTCGGCTGTTCGGGTCCAACCTTCGGTTCCTTTTCGGGTTCCGGCTGATTGTCCTTAATAGCTTTAGGTGCTTCTACGGGAACCTTGGGGGTTCCGAGTCGTCGAGCGGCAAGCTCGGCAACTGTAATGTTCGACTTTTCCACTGTTTTGATTTCGGAGCCAGCGTTCTCCGTAGTAACTTCATTAGACATATTTTACGCTCATTAACGCCTGAGACGGTGGGCGATAATTCATTATTACCACCCCCGTCAACGGACGTTACTGCGTATGTCGGCGGATAAGATCATCCGCATTTGTCATTTTAAAAAGGTCATCGTAGGCAAGAATACGCCCACTAATTTGCATGATGCTTTCTGGCTTTGCTTCATGCAAAGCACTAATGCAAGCCTCGCGGCTTTCTTTAATTCCAGCTACAAAACGTGCAAACTGAGGATGATTGCTCAACCACTTCAAGTCTTGTTCTAAATTCATATTATTGTCCCATTCCTTGCGTTTCCATTCCGCCCATAGATGCAGGTGCAGTCCCAATCTTGCCTATCTGGGCATTTTGAGCCTGCTGCATTTGGAAAGTATATTGAGCCTGATATTTCTCAAGTCGTTCACGGAACGCTTCATCCTGAGCAAGACGCTGTTGAACGTCAGGCTGTTGAGCATACTGCTGGATAACCTGCATAGCCACTTGCGCACCATTAGGACGGGCTGGCATTTCAATCGATGCACTAATCTTCGTCAGGTCGTCCGTAACCTGCTTGACGATTTGCTCTTGGGCCGCTTGTGAAGGCTGCAAAATAGACGAAGCAAGAACCGGATCAATAGAAGCGGCGATAACATCAAGCAGAGCGTCAACGTTAATACGCCCATTACGGTCAAGCTGAATAAGCGAAACAAGCTGTTGGAGTTTGGATTCTTGATTCTCCGGATCGTTATTTAGCACATCGTAGGAAATGGTTGTATCGTAGTTTTCGTCAGGATTGCCCTTATTGAACTGTTGTGGATCAGCAACACCCGTAACTTGAAAGAACACTTGGTCTGGGCCGAAGCGCTGGAAGCAGCGATAGCACATATTCAAGACTTCCGCCGAGTGCGACAAGAACTTGTCCACCATAAACTGCTGCTTAATCTGCGAAAGCGGGTTATCAATGTCTAGGCCAACGAGACGGTCAGCCTGCTGTTGCATGGTGTTCTCCATTTCAACAGAACCAGCGTTAAACTGCGGAATAGGGCCAAACTGGAACTCGCCCGCACGTTTGTATGGAACATAGCGTCCTGGACCCCAATCGCTAGGAGCGTTACCAATGGGGTGCATGATTGGCGGAAGCGTAGCCAAGCTGTTGCGGTCAATACGAGAATCGCGCTCAACCTTAACCTGCTGCTGAATACCGCGCAGCATGTCAGGGATGGTCTGAACGTCATAAAGACGCTTGGAATCTTCGCTTAGGCGGGTAACAACAACGGGATAGTCCTCATAGCCGTTGAGCAACTCAAACTTAGCATACCCATTGACCATGTCATTACCGCTAAACTCGCGGTGAAACACAGTGCAGTAAATGCCTTCGCTATTGTCTTCTTTATCAATTAGACGTTGATAGCCATAGATAACCTCAATTAAGTCGCTATCGTTTGTATGGACAGTTGTAAGCGAAATTTGCTTACGACCATCAACGTAGTTATCAATTGAATCGGCACTAACGCCACGATGCTTCTCGATGACATAATTAACCCACTCTTCATCCCATTCATCAGTTGAAACTTTATTCATCAACTCTTGCGAGGTGTAGAAGGTCTTCCAAAAGCAATAAGGAGCACGCTGCGGGTCTGTAACGTAAGGAGGAAAGAAGAAGTCTCCATCAGGCGAAAGAGTCTTTACCATAGGCGCATCAATTTGACGGCGCACAATTGGAATCTCGCCTTTGCCCGTCTTGCGTAACTGAGCCAATGCCTTCTTTGCTCGCTTATCCTGTACAGTAGGAAATGCCTGCTTGAGCATAGCAATCACTTGCTCATCCTGATTTCCAGCAAGAATGGCCTGCGCAATTTCTGGCGCAACCTGAGCAATTTGCTCTAAGCTAAACTGCTGTAAATAGGTTCGGTCTTCACGGTGCCAACCAACATAGGTAATTAGGATGCCACGCTCCAAAAAGTAATTAGCACCAAGTTCCATCTCGCGCTTGAATCGAGGAATGTAACCGCTGCTGCTCATCCACTTCATGAAGGACGAAACAATCTTGGATCGTGGAATGTCACTAGCCTCGGTTGGGAACGCACGCACATTCGCTCGGTTGAGCGAAGACATAATGAGGGCTACAAGACGGTTAATACGCTCGTCAATAACGTGCGCTTCGGTATCAGAAGCACCCTCCCACGGAAAAGCATCGCTACCGTGCTTTCGCAAGTCACGGCTTTTTCCTGGCCAGTAGTTACGGCGATCATCATAACTTGTTCGGCACAAGTCGATGTAAGGCGCCAGTTCAAGGGTTGTTGATTCATACGCTTTACGCAATGTGGAGACATCCGGCTCCTTGGATACATAAGTAAGCGATTCGTGGGTTTTATTTTCCATTGTTACAGGGCGTCTTTACGAAACGTTAGCATTTTGGTCAACTTTGGCCCATTGATAAAGCGTCTCTGTTGCATGGACTATTTTTTCTATATTAATACGCTTTTTATCGAGCTTGCCAACTAAACGAGCGGGAATTTTAACAATAACCTTCCCTTCCTGATTAGGAATAGTGGCATAAACCATGCGCGGGTTCTTACATTGGCCTATAACTTGGCCAACAATCAACGATGATTCGCAATGAGGACCAGTAAAATGCTTACGCACCAATTCTACTCCTTCTTCGGTAAACCAAGTCCGCTTGCCGACTCCCGTGTAAGTTTTAGTCGGCATAGTCTGCTGGAAAACCATCAAATCATTGACGGAAATACAGAACTCGTTGGATAAATCAGTAATCAGTGTTTTCATAAAGTTGAAATTTTCTCAATAGCCGCCGGAACGTCTTTTAACGTTTTTGAAATCCTTGGGATCGACATAGTAAATATCGCTAACAGCTGCATAACGTAGAACGTCAATTGGATCTTTTGCTTGTTCGTCTGGCCCCTGTGCGCCAGTGTATTCCTGTAAGGCCCAAATAATGTTCTCACATCGTTCGGAAACGTAAAAATGGGGTCGGTTAATTGCATCTAGTGGTTTCGTGTTAATCCATGCCATTTTGCTCTGCAAAGCTTGCAAACCGTCATCTTCATGGAGTCCTGGAGCTGGATGACAAATGACGCCTTGATCTGCCAAGTCCTCAATGATGGAAGATTGCCCCGTGTGACTGCTGTATTTAGCCTGTCCCAACCGAGGATCAATGATTCGTTCAAATACGGTTTCACCTACCTCGGAATTGTTAATCAAATCGACGTAGTCCTTAATCCCCATGCCTAGCGATTTACATCCTTCGCCCGCAGTCCACTTGTTGCCACGCCATTTGCCCCATTCGCCTACGTTAATGTCCGGCCATTCGCGGTAAACGTACCAACAACCGCTTTCATCTACCGCAATCCATGCCATAAACCAGTTTTTACGGCCTGCTGGGTCAATGATAAGATAGCGTGTAACGCCCTTTGTCGGGATCGTATCGTGTTTAACCACATTGACCTTAACATCGAAGCGAGGAAAAAGGCTAGTAATGCTTTTAGTAGGGATTCCATAAAGGCGCGTCTTAATCCACTCGTCATCCTTGGCCTTAGCTTCCTTCAACACGCGATCATAGCCAGAGAACGGGTTATCCTTGGTGTGAAAGTAAATGATTGCCGCATCCTTGTCCTTTGCCCGCTGGACATAAGGAACGTCTATGTTATTCAGCGCCTCCGCCTTTTTCCATTCAAGCGTCCTTGCGCCGTCTAGGTACTCACGCACGGTTTGCGTGTACCCATCAATCGGCGTAAACGTCAGGAGCATCTTTGCATTACGAGTAGCCAGACGGAACACAAGAGTATTGATAAGCTCAGGGCCGCCAAGGTACTCGTCGCACCAAGTGCCAAGATTAACAGAGCTAGGTTCATACGACCCAAGTTCCATGCCTTCGAGAACCGTATTATTCTGACTGAACTGTGAATAAGTTTTAAACAGAACACGGCTACCATTGGGGAGAATAAAGCTAGAACCAGCAAATCCGTTCTGGCTAGTGAATGAAATATACTCATTTGATCCAAGGGTTTTTTGTTTAAGTTCTTGCGGAAGTGCTTTGTAAACAGACGCCTGCTGAACAAGCACACTCAACTCTGCATTCTGGCTAAAGCATACAATCAAACTCTTGGGGTTAGACATTGCGCAGTTTACTACCAGCCACGCACCTGCCGATGTTTTGGAACTGCGGTTTCCACCAAGTGCTAGAACTTCATTAACTTGCGTAAAACATTCCTTCATCTTACGCCAGTTCTCTAAGATGAAGCCATGCCTATAAGGATCATCTTCCGCCCGTTTGATTACGTCATGGTAGTTCCTCCAATAGGCCAGCAAGTCTGCTGGTTCCATTAGAAGCTGTTCCTCGTCCGTAGGAGCTTTTAAAATGCAGTGACGCGCCCAGCTAAGCATTACTCGTCATCCTCCTCTGCATCCGGCAAGTCATCCCACTTGAATAGCTCATAGCCTCTAACCTCTGTTTCGTTGCCCCTATCGCTAACCAAGTATGTAAATTGTCCACCACCACGCATAATTATGCCGGAAACATAAATGATGTAATTGTTGCCGTCATTAAAGATGACACGTTCACCAATTCCAAACTCAGGCAAGATTTGCCTAGTCTCTTGTATAGCATCCTGCTTTCTTGGTGTCAGGTCGTTAATCATTAGACTTATTCTTTTTCTCGACCTTAATTACGGCACTATGCACTTCAAGTTTGCCGTCAATTAAAACGTGATTTCGCTCAAGTATCGTAGTAATTTCGCCGTACTTTCCATCGCTTTCACTTCGTTCAAGCAATGCATCTAAGTCTTGGTCAAAACTGTAAATAATATCACAGGTTTTTTTAACGCCAATAACTGTTAATTTCTTGTATTTAATCATTAGCAGAGGTCAATTGGGGTTTCTGTTACAACTTTAAGGGTTTTCAGTCTAATCTTTTCTATAAGCTCCTCGCGGTGACGTATAACATCCTCAAATGTTGGCCCAACATTTACCGTAATACCAGCCTTCGTACCTTCACCAATTGAGTTCTGGTATCCTTCACTCATCAAGCTCACAGCTTGGGCAATGTCACGTATGTTCGTTTTCTTCACCTGTTCCTCGTCATCTTCCATCATATCAAACTTGCGGTGAAGCAAGGCCTGCGACCGTGCCTTTAGCAAGAAAGCCTCACCCGCCGCATATTCACGCCAAGTTCCAATAACTTCCTTGTGGTCACGTGCAATGCGTTGAACGGTCATCCTATCCACGCCAAACTTCTGTGAAACATGACGCGGCGATCCAGTGTTAGAGTATTCCTCAATAATCTGTAATGCCAGCTTAGGGTCATTCTTCTCGATAAGCCGATTGGTAGCACCCATAGCTTTGTCTTTGATAGACTTTGCCACCTGCTTGCGCAGTTGCTTAATGGTGGGAATCTCTGCTTCCAGTTCGTCGCTCATTTGTTATTCAATGGTTTGTCCACCGTGTAATACCCATTTAGAAGACCAGCTCGTTGAAGGGAATACAGTTCATCCCTAGACAAGTCAGTTCTGCCAGTTAGCTTGCACCATGCAGCGTATCCTTCGTCTTTACGCACGCCATGAAGGGTTGAAAACTGACGATCTAGCATTAGAAGTCCAAGCAATAAGCTAGCGATAAGCATAATTAAACAAAACACCAATACTATGCTTTTCCAGCTCATTTCATTCCTTTCGGCTTATCCCACAGTCCCCGCCATTTAAGCAGCAGGTTGCCTTTAGCGTCTCTCTCCATGCTAACAGCTATCCGCCGATGCTCAGGAGCACACCAACGGTTAACACTTTTCTTCTCCCGCTTCTCATCCTCATCTTCGACCAGCTTATGCCGATCATTTATGAATTGCCGTAAGTCCATATTATTCTTTAACTGGAGTAAACTTGCTAAGCTCTCTCTTTAACTGCAAAACCTCTTCCTCAAGCTGGTAGATTAGCGAATTTGCCAATTCCACTGCCTTTGTGTTTGACGCAAGCCCAACCTTAGCATCAAGCGAGGCTGATACCGCACGAAGATTTGTAATCTCCTTTGCCTGCATATCAACCCTACTCCGCAGGTAATTGTTTTGCCCGCACATATCCATAATCTGCTTAATCAAGGAAAGGTAATCATCGTTATCCATATTCCCATCTTTAGTAAGCAACATAAGATAGTCAAGATAAATCTTCAACTAAATGAGAACTATTTTCAACTAATTACCTAAAACATCACTTCCCTTCCTCTTGACGTAGTACTCCGTACGGGTTCTTGCCAATTTTTTCGAAGTCGTACACCGTGAAATCCGCACTTACGCCTACGAAATTGGCAGAATTATAACACAATCTCACCTACACAGTCACCGCTTCGCGTTGGTTCGATTGTATTACATCATTTCCAAAAGTCAAGCTTATTCGTATTCTTAAATAACATAAAAGACCACTTAACTTACTAGCCCACCATACATTTAAAATTTTTTAATTTATTTTTAAAAACACACATCTAGCCAAACTAATTTCCGTAGTCTAACAAACAAATTCCGTAACTACGCATACAGCAGTCCTTTAGCTATAATCCATCTAACAGCTCTCCGTCAATCCTAGCAATTAACCACCTAACCGAATCAAGTAGGGCCTAATAGGATATTTTTTTAATGATCTGCTTAACCTATCGCAATTTCCATTAACCAACCACATCGCGACCCCCTCCCCCCCTACGTGTGGTCAGTCTCAATAGGAATGCCGCACAATGACCATTATGTCTAATCCACGGCAAGCAGTCGCAATAAGTGAGGCACAAGCACTAGATCGGAGCTGAAAGAGTAGTGAAGCACACACTAGAACAGACACGCGTGCGCGTGTGAGGCATTAAGGGTGAATGGATACAATCGATCAAACAACCTCTTTGCTTCTCTCTAAAGCTAAGGAAAGGGCATTCCATGAGCTACGCACGCACAAGGGCAACAGAGCGACAAATGAGCTTATTGAGACATGCTCTCAGTGGCCAGAAGAAAATAAAACGCGATAAATGGTTTTTTATGCTTGTTTTCTTTTGGTAGCTTGGCATTGTCATGGCTCTAACCTGTGGAAAACGCAGACATAAACTAAACACCAATGAAGACAAATAACCTTAAATATATATTCACCCACTCCACACCACTGGAGCGGGTAACGGTTAAAGCCTCGCTTAATGACGAATGCAAAAACGGCCACTCGCATTTTTCCCTCACTTGCTCGGCAGAGGAATTATCTCGTGGGCGGTGGGTGGACTCTTTCGGCGGCTGCGCGCATGAAGAAATCCTAAGGCGTTTCCCCAACGTTCCCGAGCTTCGCCTTTTAGCCTCTGTTCACTTGTCGGGGTCCGACGGTGTACCCATGCACGCTTTCGGCAATGCGCTCTATTGGTTTCAGGGTATGTTTGCCGACGGGTTAGGCGCTACATACCACGGCGGAAGCGGTCCAGATGGTAAGAGCGCCGAGAAGTGCCGCGAGATCCTTCGGGACCATTTACGGGCAACCCCTGAGCAGATCGAAGCCCTAACCAAGGCAGGGCCAAGAAGCGACAAGGAAATGAAATATACCCTTGAAAAACTTGGCTTTGTTCAGCAGTGGAAAGCGGAAGCGGACACGTTGCGCAAATGGTTAGAGGAAAAGACGGGCAATGAATACGAATACCTCGGGGAGCGTTTGAGCTATAAGCCAACCACAGAGGAGGAGGCGAAGGCGCTTGAGGAGTTGACCGCTAGCGGGTATTACTTACCCGAAAACATAGCGGCACGGGACGCGGCGAAAAAGGTGGAGGCTAAGCGCAAAGCAAAGGCGGAAGCGTTAGCTAATGCCGAGAAGTCCCGCGCCATCCTCGCCCGCGAGTTGGCGCTTAACTTGTGCGTTATAGACTCCGACAATCGGGCCGCTAAAAACGTAATTCTATACACTCACACAAACACAGTCGAGGCCAATTGGTCGGACTTAAACCCGCTTTGGAGTGAAGCCGATTTTATGGCGTTTGCCAATGAATGCAAATTGCGGCCCGAGCTGGCTGGTGCTGCTTTTAAGTTTAACGCAAAGCCCAGGAGCCGCTAACAATGGCCACCCTATTCCTGTCAGTGTCACTTTTAATAATGATTTTATGCACCCTTAGCGGTCTCATGAAGTCGCATCCCTCACTCCAAGACGACGAAATGAAATAAAACCACGAATTTTGCAAATGAATATCAGAAAAACAGCATCAGAATTTTATCACCTTTACGTTAACGATTATTTAACCGTTGAAAAAATAGCAGAGCATCACGGAATAAGTGATGAGCTTGCCAAGCTACTAATAAAAGGGGGCCGAAACATAGTTGAGAACCAATGGCACCCAGATAAATAACCTATAAAAAAAGCCGCTCCGTAAATGGGGCGGCTTTTTCGTGCCTAGTCTTCAGCCTATTGATTTAAACGTAGCCGTAGGCCGATGGAAAACAAGGGGACATGTTGCCTGCCCTTCTCCTCGGCCTTTCGCCTGAATTAGAGAACACTCAATTTCGATATTGTTTTGATCGTTCAAGTCTTGCGGCTCTCCATTTGCTTTTTTTGCTGCCCAATGGACAAATACGCACCTGTCGGCGTCTTGCTCAATGTTGCCGCTCTCCCTGATGTCGCTAAGGCGCGGCTCGCGCTCCTCTTTCTCGACGCTTCGCCCAATCTGGGCGAGTAGGATCATTGGTAGGTTTAGATCAATAGCTAAATCCTTCATCGCACGGGTAAAGCGACCAATTGCTATGTCTCGCGTCTCTCCCTTAGTTTGCTCCACATCGTAAGCCTGGAGATAGTCGATAACCACGGCGCACGGCTTCACCTGTAAACATTGAGCCTTAATGCGTGCCGCAATTTGGCTTAACGTGCGGTCACGATCAAACACCTTAAGGGCTAAATTGGCTTTTACCTCCTTCATGCCCTCCTTTAAGGCATCAACCTCCTTAAAAGTTAAACGACCATTGCGGGCTTCACGCCAGCTTGACCCGCTTAAGGACTGGGCAAATAATGGCGGTAGCTCACCTACAGGCATCTCGCGAGAAAACAGCAGCACATTTCCGTACCGTTGCGACCAACACCAAGCAAGCTGGCGTGCTACAGAGGATTTTCCACGGCTAGGACGAGCGGCAATTATAACCAATTCGCCATTCTGAATCGGCCCTAAATAGCGTGTAGCGTCCTTCCAAGGCCAAGCCATACCGTTGTCGCCCTCCCTGAGTTCGCCCCGTGCAATGCGGTCTAAACGGTCGTTTATGGGGTCGCAAGCGTCGTTAATGGTCAATTGCTTTTCTAGTCCTTCATGAATGCGTAGGGCATCTTCAATTTGTGCCGTGAACACGGAAAAGTCGCCGCTAAATGAGTGAGCGTTTTCGATCAGTTGGCTTGATCGACTGATAATCTCGCGCAGCATGTATAATTCCTGGAGCTTTTCTATGGCGTGCTTTGTGCCTGCCGTAGTGGGAACCCGTGAAGTCACCTTAAGGAAGTAATCGTATCCGCCAACGTCATCGAGTTTTCGCTTCTCCTTTAAGGCTTCGGCAATGGCATCAACCTCTAAAGGCGTTCCGCGCTTAAAGGCCCAAATAAATGTTTTCCAAAGCAAGCGGTTGCGTTCATCAAAAAATGAGTCTTCGCCAACTTTCTTGTCGAGTGCGGCTTGAATAGTAGTTATACCGTCCAGAAATACGGAGGCAATGACAGTTTCTTCAACGTCGAGGGAGTGCGGAGGTTGTTTTGACATGTAATTCTCTTTGTGTGTGCTGTTTTCTATATTGTCTAGCTGTTCTTAAGGCTTCAATCCATGAAGACGCTGTAATTGTCGCGAATGGTTGGTTTGTCCTTGTCAATAATTGCGTAACAAATTCCGTCTTCATTGCAATGTGACTGGCAGTGTGGTGTTTGCGGTGAACCTGTTCCTCTGCAAAGCCAGCGAAGACAGGAATAACGGGTATCGCAGGCTGCATCGTGGCAACGGCAAATGTCGTTAGGTAATTTCATGTTTTTACAATTTATATGGGGTTTTGAGCCTATTAACAAAAAGTCCACATTTTTACTGGTTTTATTTCTTTAATCCTGCCTAAATGGAATTGTGGAATACTTATTTTTTTCCAGTTTGAATGGTTAAATCCGCATTAGCTGGGAAAAGGTGAGACTACACAACGTTGGGCAGAGGCGGAACCTCAAACCAATGGGTGACATTCCATTCTCCGTGGAATCCATCACCAAAGAATTTATGGCCCGCACCATCTGCGTATTCCATGCAGGTTCCTTTTACTACCGTTACGCCGTCGATTAAAACCACTAGGTTTCTATTCCACATACAGCCGAAATCGCCCTTTGTTAGAGGTGGTTTAATGTCTCGGCTAATCCACTGGCAGTTATTTTTGTCATTCATATTATTTATAGGTTATTCAGAAATTAAAAGGCAATCGAGCCCAACCAGGCGCTGGAGCCAAGATGCGCATTGGGCCGCTGATTGTTTATTTGGTTACAGGAGCGCATCTGGCTCAGCTTGGACGTTAGGCAGAGAAGACAGTGAGGAACCCAAGGACAGCTATAAATGCTGATCCTGCGCATAGTCCGGCAAAAAGAAACGTAAGCGTACGCCCCTCTGATTTAACAACCTTTTGATATTCTTCTTTGCTATAGGTAGGAACAAGTATGCCGGGAAATCTTGGCACTAATTTATAGATTCGTTTTGTCATGATGGTTTCGCGCAGGATTCTAGTTTCTTCAACTCGACTTCCTTCCATGCTTTTATCGCTGAATCACCGACGTAATAAAAGGCTATGGCAAACGCCAGTCCGGCAATCCACCAGCCCGATGATCCGTGTTTATTTACCACGGTAGGTTTTTCGTTACTCATGTTATTTATTGGTTAATCAGAAATTAAAGCATCATAGCCTAACCAGTCGCTACAGAGAATATCCCGCTTTTTAATTTGTTTTTGTTGTTTATTTAGCTAACGACGCCATTCAAGTGCCCTCTTACGTCCTAACGCAAGAAAAATCTGCGTCTGATGTGAACAAATCGTCCTTTCCTTACTTGGCCAAGCTACAAATGGTTGATTAGCCCTACGTTTAGGAGCGCAGCGAAATATGTCATCCCTGCAAGTGCAGGTGGAAGTTAAGGCGTTAACCGTGTATTCCCCTTCACCTGATGCAGACTCAACGTAGAAAATCCACGGTGCTTCGCCCTGTCTTGAAGTGTTCATTGATTAGTTTTTTAAGTTCATCCTCATTCATCCATTTTCCACTTTCATCCTTCCAGAAGTGCGGGTTTTCGTTAGGTGTAGAGACGATTCCACCGTAGGAGAAACCTAGTTCTGATGCGGCGTAACGCTCAATCTCGTTCAGTGTGCTCATAGCTTAAAAGCCTCAATCGTTGCCTTAAACGGGTTTCCTTTGATGCTTTTCACTAGGTCAAGCATATTCGCAGCTATGTCCCTAATTTCTTTTTGTGCCGTAGGCTTGTTGCGAAGACCAAGAAAATGCACGAAGGAGCGGAAGTTGAAACTTACGTCAAGGGTAAGCTGATTTGCGTAGGTCAAGAAAAATCGCGCACTTTCTTTTGCCCTGGCTCGCCCTAAAGCTGGAGTTAAGCGTGCAATGGTTGCGTGGTAAAGCCTGTCAGAGTCTATTGCGTGCGCTTTAAGAGCATTTTGAATGTCAATAGGCCAATCACTAGGGATGACGCTTGAGGTGGCCTTAATTTCTTTGTAACGGGCAGACTCACCGTTAACGGAGACGCCGATGCGATGCTTCAAAAGGTGAATGTGGCTAGCGGTATCGCAGCGCACCAAAAAATGGATCATTGACTTCTCGAAAGGCGTGTGGTGTCCGGCCTCTGCTAGCTGGCTTAAAAGCGCTGGTATGCGCTCCTTTTTCTTAGCGTCCAGCTCGCGGCTAGTGCTAGTCCATGCGCTTAGCGCGTGTAGTTCGTCGTTTCCGTAGCAGCCAATTAATTCAACTGTGTTGTTCATTTTGTTAAGTTTCTAAATAAAGTTTTAAAGGCTAGTTCAGCAGTAGCTGGGACTACTCCGTTACCACATAAGCGCAATCTGTCCACCGTCGCGGAATCCCCATAAGCCATTCTACCCAATCTGGATTCAGCTTGTTCGGCAGGGTCTTGTCCCCATTCTGAGCCAAATGAGCCAGGCTTGGTGTATTCCTCGTAGCTTCCGATGGGCTGCATTGCTCCTTTGAATTGTGGGTTATTGGTGTCGGCCAAGTTCTCCGCCCTGCCACTGTTTCTAAATTTGGAAACCGAATCTCCAAGTGAGCTGATTCCGGTGTTATGGTTGCAGACATTGCTGAACAACTGCGAGGCGTTGGCCAAGATAAAGACTCGCTTTCTTCTGTGCGGGGCACCGCATTCACTCGCGCTAAATAATCCCCACGACACTGCGTAACCCATTTGCTCCAAATCACTGATGACTGTGGAGAGTCCCATCGAAATGTGTCCTTCAACATTTTCAAAGAAACAGGTTTTTGGTCGCATAAGTTCAATTCCATTTGCGATAAATGGCCACAAGTGCCTTGGGTCTTCAGCTCCAAGTCGCTTTCCTGCTGTTGAGAATGGTTGGCATGGATATCCACCAGAGAGAATATCCACTGCTCCACGAAAACTTTGCCAAGGGAAGGTTTTAAGATTCGTCCAGATAGGTGCTGAGTCCAGGAGTCCTTGCTCCATTTTTGAAACCAAATTCGCGCAAGCGTAGGCTTCGATCTCACTAAAAGCGATTGTGCGCAGATTTGGGATTGCTCGTTTAAGTCCAAGATCAATTCCACCGTATCCGGCGCAAAGGCTGATGTGTCTAAGTTCTTTGGTAGTATCCATGTCATTTTATTTTTGGTATTTGTTCCATCAAGAGTGTGCTTCTATGTGATGCTTTCTGCATAGCCAAGTAACGTCAAGAGGCTTTGTGTAGTCATGGTGGTGCGCTTCAACTTTTTCATGCCCACAAATTGCACATGGAAGACGCAAAACCTTCCCCCTTTTAACGTAAACATTAAGATGTGACCTACAATTAGCCTTCATTCGTTGTTCATCGGTTAATGGATTTAGCTTTCGGTACATCCTAGTTGCCCCTGCATGGCATGAAAGGCAGTAGCGTTGTCCTTCTTTCCTAACTTCGTTTTGGTTACATTTTGAGCAAATCATTCACTCACTATGACTCAAGTAAATTCCACGTCAACAAAAATGTTCCACGTGGAGAGTTTTAATCAAAAAAACTTAAGTTTCCCGTTTTCTCTCTTTTTCTTCTTGTTTTAATTTAAAGAGATAAACATTTAAGCCGTAAGGTTGAATGAACCAGAGGCTAATGTTGGCTTAAGGTTAAACGCTTCCCTACCTAAGATTCCAGAAAGGGAGGTTTAAGGAGCAAAGCAAAGCCCTGCCCTTGGTAATCTAACCCTTCGGATCGCCGTGTTACTGGTCGCTATTCGGTCTTGTCTCGCTTCCCTGACCTTGAGTTCCGTGAATTTCATTGGTTGCCAAGCAGGAATACCTCCCGACCTTGCTTGGACTTGCGACAAGACCTATCCTCTGATGAGTATCGCGCTTTTGACAGTATGGCCATCGGGTAAAGCAGAAATCCCGTACAGGGCGGATGGAGGGGCCTGTACGGGACTAAGACCGAGCGGCGAGCTAGTGTTACCTAGCAGTTCCATCCGCTCGGCAAGAGCTACAATCTACCACTTTGTGCAAACGTCAACTGGCAGCTACCAACTTTGTTATGTCGTAAGTGCTTGGTATTGCGACAACTCAGCCCGTAAAATCAAAATGTTGAAAAAATTAGCTCGCATTTTCAACAAGCGCAAAATAGGTTTTGGGGCATGGGGCGACGAAACCCATCAACGATCCTCTTACCTAGCCATCAGGTGACGAAATAAAGGTGGCGCCAACTAACACACAAAAACACATGACTGACACACAACTAAACGCCGAACAGGAAGCTTTTCTAGCTTTCATGGACGCATCTAAGAAAAGCCTAGATGCAACAAATCAAATTAGTGAGGTTTTTCAAAAGTATATGGATGCTACTAAAAAAACTACTGAGGCTTATGCGGAATATGTCCGCCTTCAAGCAGTTGAAACAAGTGCTTATTCCGACTATGTAGAAGCATCAAAGTTTTCAAATATTCAATCCGATAATGCCAACAAGTTACACAATGAATGGGTTAAGATTAGGGGTTACTAAAATGGAAGAACATCCACATACAAGACTTATAAATACCAAAAAGTGGGCCGCAACGCAGGATGACTGCCGGGAAGTATCAATCTTAATTGAAGACCTTTTCTGGGCATTGGAAGAAATTGAACGCCTTCGTTTTCAACAATCCGACGCAGACTTGCAATATGACCTAGAAACCGAGTCTCGTTCTTGGCTACGGGAGGTGATCGAATGAGTAATGAACACGTAGCATCACTTTTTGCTTTTCTTAATTCAGCAAAGGTGAAAGAAAAATATGAGTTTTATCGGCGCGGTGGAGGCGCAGTAACTGGAACTTATTTACCAAAATCAAAAATTGGGTATAAGTTAACTGACAGCGAAAAACAGCAAATAATTGAACAATATCAAAAGCAGATACCGATTCAAGTAATTGCTAACAAAATTGGAAGGTCAAATGACTCTATTAGGAATGTTTTAAAAAGAGCTGGAATTTATGATGTTGATAGGGATAAACTATCAAACCTGATTGCAGGGCACGAATCAATTAAGACAACATACACAAATAAAAAACGCTAAAATGGGACACTATTACGACAAGGACGGAAACGCTTGCCACAAGCAGGCCACAAAGCCAGGGTCCAAGAATAAGACGCGACAAACTACGGTTACTGATGCACGTAAGCAGAATTTATTGCCTTCGGTAACTACAGTTTTCGATGTTATCTCTAAGCCATTCCTTACTGAGTGGCAGATTAAAGAGGCTCTTAAAGTGG